TATCTAGTGGATCAACATTACCTGAACCAAATGTTAAAGAAAAATAACCTTCTGGTGTATATTCTGTAATAAATTTGTTTGAAACCTTAATATTTGTTCCCGCAACAAAATTCTTTTTATCAGATGCGCTTGTTGGGTCTTTAACAAATACTTTATCTTGTACTAGAGATTTAACCTCATACCATTTATTAGTTGAACTAATAAATTCTGAAGCATTTGGGTTAGCACCAAAAGACGTACCCTCTTTATGTATAATTGAGGTAACACCTAAAACATTTTTTTCTGGTAAATAAAGTTTTAAGAAAGGTTTTTGGTCTCTTTGAGTAATCGCTTTTCTAAAAATCTTTGTAACCCCGTTTACTACCGCTTCTCTTTTTGTAATTGTGTACGAAATCAATTTATTATTACCATCAAAGTTTGGTATTTTCAATCTGTTTGGTTCTCCTCTATCATTAAATGGACTAGAAAAGTCAATATCAGACATTGTTTCAAATATTTGACCGCCACCAGATACTTGTGCACCAGCTCTTAATATACCTTCATATCTTTCATCATCCTTGTCACCTCTAACTGGCACATTAATACTAAAATCACACAATGACACGGCTGGTCTTTGACCTGGAACTCTAATTCCGTATGTTTTTGCTATGTGAAATAATGATTGTTTTTGTTGAGCAAAGTCCAGCATAGTTTCTTGCCAAACCCTATCAATATGATAATGTAAGTTATCAGCAACCGCGGCATTTAAATCCAATGACACCGAAAATATCGACGCGTCATTTGTATTTTTAATTAATTCTGGATAGTAATCTTTGGTTAGATTAACTAACTCTTCTCTAATTCCCGCGAAATCTCTATTCGTGTATGATATTTTTTTACTCATCTTATATGTTAATAATTATAAAATCACTTGAACCAAATGCACCATTATTTACTGTATAATCAATTCTTACTTTTGCGGTATAAGGTTTATTTGATGAATCAGATGTTCTAAATAAACGATTATCTTCATCTTCACTAATACTAACCTGTTCATCTGGATCATCTTCCGCATTAAGAACCTTTATTGAATTAATATCTAAATTTGGAATGTATTTTTTAACCGATTCTCTTATTTCGTCTTCAATATGATTAAAGGTGATGACATCATTTTGGTCGAAAATATATTCATAAATTCTGGTACCAAAATCTGGTAAAAAATATCTAGTACCCCTCTTTGTCAATATAAGGTGTATTAGATTCGCTCTAATCTCTTGCTCGGGGGTTTTTGTCATTCTAACAAAGTCACCGACCATACTATCCCTAAATGGGAAATCTATACCATAGGATGTTGCCATACCAATAAATATAAAGAATACCGAAATGGTAATAAATAAAAAATCGCGACACTTTATTGAAAAATGTCGCGATAATAGTGACTTGGTATTCGCTCCCTGTATTCACAAGTCCTGGATGCTTAAGGTACGCCTCAACGACAGCTACGCTTTGAGGGAGCCATCCATTATTTTATGAACCACAACCAACGCATTCAAATGGTGAATCGTCTGGTTTTGCTGTTAATGTTGCATCGTTTTGTTCAAAATGTATTGAATTCGTCGTTTGCGCTTGTACTGGTTCTGGTTTTGGCGCTGTTGCTGAAATGTCAACACCTAAACTTTTTATTGCATCTACCGCTGAACGAGTTCTTAAATAATACATTCCAGTTTTTAAACCCATTTTCCAACCATAAATGTGTGCAGCCAATAATTTTGGTTTCGTAACATTATCCATGAATAAATTCATAGATTGTGATTGGTCAATATAAACACTACGATTTGCTGCCATTTGGATGATTCTTTTTTGTGACATCTCCCAAACGGTTTTATAAATCTCTTTTAATTCTGTAGGAATTTCTGGGATGTTCTGAACTGAACCATTTTCCATAATTAATTTATTTTTGATGGCGTCATTCCACATACCAATCTTTAATAAATCTTTTACTAAATGTTTGTTAATTACAACGAATTCACCACCTAAAGTTCTTCTCAAGTAAAGATTTGTTGTAAATGGTTCAAACGCCTCATTGTTACCCAAAATTTGCGCTGTTGATGCGGTTGGCATAGGTGCAACCAATAAAGAGTTTCTAACACCATATTTGATGATTTCCTTTCTTAGTGATTTCCAATCCCATCTACCTGAAGTATCTTTATCCGTTTTACCCCACATTTGATATTGTAAAATACCTTGTGATAATGGTGAACCTTCAAATGTTTCATAGGCACCTTCTTTTTGTGCTATCTCCATTGAAGATGTTAATGCTGCAAAGTAAATTGTTTCAAAAATCTCAACTTGTATTTTATCCGCTAATTCACTCTCAAATGCAATACCTAATAAACAGAATACATCTGCTAGACCTTGAATACCTAAACCTACTGGTCTATGTCTAAAGTTAGAACGTTTAGTTTCTTCTGTTGGATAATAATTTAAATCAATTACATTGTTTAAATTTCTAACAATCTGCTTGGTGGTTTCATATAATAATTCATGATTAAACTCACCATTAACAATATATTTTGGTAAAGCAATTGAAGCTAAATTACAAACCGCTTGTTCATCGGCAGATGAATATTCAATAATTTCAGTACATAAGTTAGATGACTTAATAGTACCAAGATTCTTTTGGTTTGATTTATAATTTGCAGGGTCTTTGTACAACATATAAGGTGTACCAGTTTCCATTTGCGCTTCTAAAATCTTATCCATCAATTTTCTTGCCTTTACAACTTTACGTGCTCTACCTTCTTGTTCGTATTGCTCGTATAGTTTTGTAAAATTCTTTTCTTCTGGAGTATCATAAGCATCAGATAAACCTGGAGCTTCGTCTGGTGTGAATAGTGACCAATCACCATCTTCTTCAACTCGCTTCATAAATAAATCTGGAGTCCACATTGCTAAAAATAAATCTCTAGCACGCATCTCTTCTTTACCCGTATTCTTTCTTAATTCAATAAACTCGAAAACATCTGAGTGCCAAGGTTCTAAGTAAATTGCAAATGACCCCTTACGTTTACCGCCTTGGTTAATCCAACGAGCAATTTCGTTATATGTTTTCATCATAGGAATTAAACCATCAGATTCACCACCGGTACCTTTAATATACGCACCCTTTGCCCTAACGTTATGAACGTGTAATCCGATACCTCCGGCCCATTTAGATATGTGTGCAACGTCTTTAATCGTCGAAAACAATCCTTCAATACTATCATCCTTATTTGCCAATAGGAAACACGATGACATCTGTGCCTTTGGTGTTCCAGCATTAAACAATGTTGGTGTAGCGTGTGTATACAAATGAGTTGATAAATCATTGTAGATTCTTAAACCCATTTCTAAATCACCATTACAAATACCCATAGCAACACGCATATAGAGATATTGTGGTCTCTCAACTATCTTGTCTCCAATCTTTAGTAGATATGATCTTTCTAAAGTTTTGATTCCAAAATAATCAAAATCCAAATCTCTTTCCATATCAACCGCTGAATCAATAACTTCTCTATTTTCCAAAACGAAATCATATAGATTTTTAGAAATCAATGAAGATTCCTTTCCTGTTTTAGGTTCGATAAAAGAATATAATTGCTTAATGCATTGTGAAAATTTATTTGGCGTTGACTTATGTAAATTTGAAACAGCAATTCTACCAGCTAATTTTGCGTAATCTGGGTGGGTTGTTGTCATTGACGCCGCAGTTTCAGCCGCTAATTTATCTAACTCTAATGTACTAATCCCGTCATATATTCCTTGAGTTACCTTAAGAGTAATATATGTAGGATCAATATATTCTAAATTTAAGTCATGACAAAGTGCACTAATTCTTTTAGTGATTTTGTCATATCTCATTTCTTCTAATTCACCGTTTCTTTTTTTTACCTTCATTTTTTTATTATTTTAAAAATCCATATCAGAAAATGCGCTGTCAAGTTCTTCTTCAGCTTTATTATGTACTCCAGCTTTTTGGTACTCCGCAACTCTTTTTTCAAAGAAGTTAGTTTTACCTTGAATAGCGATATTTTCCATGAAGTCAAATGGATTCGCAACGTTATATACTTTAGAACAACCTAAAGCGACTAGTAATCTGTCAGTAACAAATTCAAGATACTGAGACATCAAATCCGAATTCATACCGATTAATCTAATTGGTAATGCTTCTAGAATAAACTCTTTCTCAATTTCTAATGCACTAACGATGATTTCTTTAAGTTTCTTTTCAGATAATTTCTTTTCAATATGATTGTTGTACAAATGACAAGCAAAGTCACAATGCATACCTTCATCTCTAGAAATTAATTCATTAGAGAATGTTAGCCCAGGCATTAAACCTCTCTTTTTTAACCAAAAGATAGAACAGAATGAACCTGAAAAGAAGATACCTTCAACAGCAGCAAATGCAACCAATCTTTCAACAAATGATTCTGAATTAATCCACTTAATAGCCCAGTCAGCTTTCTTTCTAATTGCTGGAATAGTGTCTATTGCACGGAAAAGATGCATTTGTTCTTCTCTGTCTTTAATGTATGTATCAATCAATAATGAATATGTTTCACTATGGATGTTTTCCATCATTATTTGAAATCCGTAGAAAAATTTTGCTTCAGTGTATTGAACCTCATTAACAAAGTTCATTGCTAAATTTTCATTAACAATACCATC